ACTTTCTATAATAAAAATCATCTATTTCTGGATATTCTTCAGAATCGTAAAAACTAAAAAAATAAGAATTTTCTATTTGGTCATCTGTTAATAATTGTTTTTCATCACCCCATTGTATAACTTGATATTTATAATAACAGTCGTTTGGACTAGAAGCGTATTGAGATATTTTAAGTTCGTTATCTAAATATTCTATAACGGTATCTCCACTCCCACCAAAAGCAGCAACTATTATGTCTTCATTATAATCAATTCTATCATTACTAAAATCTTCATAATCAAATAATTGTAAATTTAAATTAACTAATAAAGGATATGAGGTATCGATATAAGATTCGGAGTGTTCTTCCGAGTCATAATAAATTAAATCTTTTTCTGTTTGATTATCTGTGACATTAACTATAAAATTTAAAGGTGTATCAAATGTCGATAACTCTTTTACATAAGAATCATTGTCTATCGCTATCTCTAATTTAAAATTTGGATATCCTATAAAATCAAAATGTTCTTGCCATTTTTCAAGAGCATTATTTTGTCCTGTTGTTTCTAATTCATCACGAAGAGGTTTACTACTATAACCTGGTAGTTGCCCTAATAAATCATAGTTACCCATTCTTATAGTTGGTCCATGTAAAAACCTAAGTGTCTGTGGCCAAAAGTCTTCAAATGATTTTAAATCAGTTCGGTAACCAGGACTCCAATCTACTGCTCCAATGTTTGCTCCAAAACCAGTTGGATAACTTTCTTGTGAACTATAGTAACCATAACCACCGTTATGAGGTTCATCTTGAAAAAAGTCTCTTCCATTTGGGTTACTTCCAAAATCAGGATTTGTTGCAACAAAAGGGTGACCATGACCAGGACCAACATCTGGACCTCTAAACAATCTATATTCTAATCCCCTAAGAGTTATAGCATCAGCTGATTCTTTGGGGTATCTATCTAAATATACTTCAACACTTTTACTTCCATTTGAATGTTGAGTGTAAAAAGTATTTGCTATTCCAGTACCAAGTCCATGTTTATCATCATCATATTGCCAATCATCGTCTCTATATTTTATTTTCTTATTGTTTTCATCAGTCGGTGTTAAAAAATCCCAAGTAGTGTTTTTAAAAGTTGTTAAAGTTTCATCATCTATAGTAAATGCTTGAATATCAAAATCTACATATGCTATAAGTTCATGAGTAAACTGACTATCCTTTCCTCTATCTTCTGCACCATCGCCCCATCTAGCTTGTTCTTGCTCTGTAATTGTTCTTTCAAATACATGATAGTTTTCTAATTTAGTTCGATTTGTTGAATCTAATATCAATGAGATATCATCTTCTTCACCTTCTCTTTCAAGTATGAAACCATGACCTTCATCAAATGTCATCACCCTATCAGTTCGTAAACCACCGTTACCTTGTGAATCAAGAAAATCTGGTGATTGAAAAACTATTTCTTTAAGGTTTTCATAATCATCAAGATTAGCGTCATCTACATTACGATAAAAATTATGATAGACATGTTTTGTTCTTAAAAATCTACTAAGTTTTACTCCATTAACATCACGATTGTTTTGTGAACCTACATCTTCTTTATCACTAAGATGTTCCCAAATAGGACCTTGAGCAAGTATAATAGCATTTGAATGAGCGTTATTCTCAGAATTTCTCCTATACCTCCAAACAACAATTGTGCTTCCATTTTTAGGTGGAGAAGTTCTGACTTTTACTTTTATACCTCTATCCTCTTTTATTTTTTCTAATAAATCACCAGACAAAAGTAGTTTATTACCTCGATAAAGTGTATTCCAATTACCTAAAGAAAGTTCTTCTAAATTAGTCGCATCCAAACCAATTTCTTTATCTGTGGCATTAGGGTAAACTCCAGGAGTTTTTAAACTTGGATAATTATCTTTTTTATTAGCCATTAGAATGCCTGTTCTGATTTATCTGTTTCTATAGGATCTAATCCGATTTCTGTTGATTTAAATAATCTTAAATTATCGTCTAACTTTAACTCAAAATCTTGATTATAATCTACTTTAGTTATACCAGTTTTATCTATTATACCATCAGTATCTGATTGGTTTAAATCTAAATTAAATATTAAATTATCATCATCCTCATTTAAATTTGTAATTGGAGAATTTTCTCCACCATATAAAGTTACATCAACTTCCTCGTCAAATGTACCAAATTTGTTTAACGGTGGTAGAACAGGATAATAATGATTATTATCCCAAACTTGTTCTACATCTTCCTCTATAAATATTTCACTATAAGATTCTCTAGTTGTTTTAGCTCCAGTTGATACTCCAACATCACTATCTGTTTCTACTTCTCTTACTTCTACACCAGATAAATTAAAATAGTTATAATCAGATGGTATATAATTTTTCCAATAAATTTGTTCATCAGGTTTATCAAAATTAGAATTAACAAAACCTAAATGTTCAAACATTGGTTTGACACCTTTATATACTTTAGTGGTAGCTAAATCAAAATCATTTAAACCAGTATCTTTAAAGGAGTCCCTTAATTTATTATTAATCATTCCGTTGTGAATTTTATTCATAATAACTCCTAGACGGGACCACTACTAGATCCACCACCTTCTATAGCGACATTGATATTAACATCATATAAACCATTTACACCACCAGATTCGGTAGAGCCTATGTTTTGTAATTCTTGTGCATTTATTTCTATTAACGTTGATATCTTGGTATTAAATATTTCAAAATTAGAAGCACTTGATCCATTGTATTCCCACCCAACAACTTGAAAATTAACATATGATGAATTATATCTCAACTCTTGATTTCTTCGAACATTATAAGATTTTACAACTTTAACACTTGAATTAAAACTATCTAATATTAACGGATTTCTTTCTAAACCCGCAATATCAGATGGTGATGGGACACTTAAAGTAGACTCAACCAAAATATTATCTTGTTGACTCGTAGACACGGCTTCTGATTTTATAAAAATTTTATTTGCTTGTACCAATGAGTCACGACTTATTGTAACACTATCGGATTGATTACTTGCTGGATTAGTATGAATATTATATTTTGCATAAGCATACCCCTCTAACATATTAGATTCAACCCAAGAAGTACCTAAAGCATTTACTATAGCTTGTTTTCTACCAGGAGTTCTATTTGGATTACTTTGTGCCCCAAAATTTTGATTTCCACGATTATCAGTCTCAACATAACCAGAATCACCAGAATTTAAAAACAATGGTTCATCTTCAGGTGGATACTCTAAAATAGAGTTAATATTATCTTGATTTAAAAAATATATAGTAACTCTTTTATTATCACCACCAGCATTAGCATTAAATTTTATTTGTAAGTCATATTCACAAAGAGTTCTTCCACCAGATAAATCTGAATCTGAATCAGGTTGGTAATTAGCTCCTTGTGGATCTAAACAACCAAAAATATAATCTTCTACTAATCTTTCTTGAGGTTCATCATATATTTCTTTAGTATAATCCATAAAATCAGAATAGAAATTATTTAAAATTGGCCAATCTATTTTTGTAAGAAAATTAAATAGATTTAATCTATCAAATAAATTTATGTTTTCTATCGCCTCGGGTAAAGCTTTATTGGTATCAAAAGTTAATGGATTAATTCCAACTATATCTGTTGCTGATTTTACTAAAACAGACTCAGGAGTTATACCACCTATAGTAGCAAAGTTTTCATAATTATACAAATCAACATCGTACTGATTAGAAGCATTTACTAAAATATTTGTTTCAAACTTTTCCCAAGAACCAATTTTAAAACCATCAAATGCCATAACAACACCTTTGATTGTATAAAATCCTGGTTTTTGATATGAATGTTCTAATAAAGTAGTTCCTTCTAAAAGTTTAGTTTTTGTCGTATGTTCTAATGGAGTTCCATCACCCCAATCCAAACGAAAAAGATGATAACCTCTAATTTCAGGTTGACCAGAAGCATAAGCATCAAATCTATTTTTACCATTTTTAGTTTTGAGTCCTTTATATCCAAGAGTATCTATATTACCCTTTTCTGTTCTACCTTCACCTCGTGGTAGAATATAATAATTTATTTTACCTTCTGTTGCTAAATTATATTTTTCAGAGTCTATGTTTTTATCATAGTATCTATCTAACCTTACAATTTCATCGGTGTTTGGATTTATTACAAATGGTATAGCATCAATAGAAAATTTAAAAGTAGAATATTTTCTATCTTCATTAAATATAATTTTATCTCCATTACCATCAATTAAAACAACTTGACTACGAACTGTTTCTCTACCACCCTTTAAATATGGTTGAAAACTATTTTTATTATAATTACTATTTTCCCAAAAATCTCTGTTGTTTAAAGTTATAGTTCCAAGAGTTTGTCGATTATCAAAGGAATCAGTTATACCTGTAGGAAACGATCCAGGTTCTCTATCTAGGTAACCAACATTTTTTATTAAAACATCTAATCCTCTATCAGGTTGAAATATTCTAACATCATCATTACCATTACCACCTTCAGTTGGAAGTCCACCAACTGATTGAGGAAACGTATCAAACAAATCTTCTATTTTAGTAAAAGTAGCCATTAAGGTCCTGTAACACCAGGTCTTCCACCATATCCACCGCCGTCATCTCCATTATCGCCATCATCATTATTATTACTTAAATCTATAGTACTTGTTATATCTATGTTAAAATAATATACAGCTCCAGGAGTATTGTTACCGACAATTCCTTGTAAGGTAATTGAATAACCCACTGCACTTGTTTGAAAATTAGTTATGGTACGAGGAACTCCATTAGCTGTCATAGTTTGACCTATATAATTACTAAGTTCAGGAAGTAAACTTGAATAATTAACCGAGTCTACATCTATATTAAAAGTTGTATTAACACCTGCTTGTCTACCACTTAGGTTTCCTGTCAATGTATAATTAAATGTTGGTCTATTACCTCCTGTATCACTATCATCACCTGATGTGTCTTCACTTTCAGTTGTTGATGTGTCGTCATTGTCAGTTCCTGTAACTGTAGTCGTAGATGAGTTTAAAATCCAAGCATAACCACTCCATGTCCATAGACCTCCAGGACTTGCAGCTCCTATTCTAAAATTTCCAAACATAGGATTGTATCCACTAGGTGGATTTGTTGGTCGTGGTTCTGTAGAAGTCGTTTCTTGTTCAGAATTATATTGACAACTACCATCTTCTTGAGTAGCATTTGAATCATAATTAGTAGCAGTAGGATCTGTACATCCATATATCACTTCCGTTTCATTTGTCACTTCTCCTTCACCAGTATCATCACCGATACCATCTATCTGTACAGATTCTTGAGATAATGCTTCTCCAGCAGAATTAGTTACCGTTAGAGTAACATTGTAATTACCATTTTCATAAAATTTATGTTTTGGATTTCTTTCAGTAGATGTATTACCATCTCCAAAATTCCAAAGAACACTATCTGCTCCACTAGAGGTATCTGTAAATTGAACCTCTACAAATTCGTATAAAGATTCAAATCCACCACCTGAATCTTGTTGTCCTTGTTGTGTATTTCCTGTATCACCGGCTCCCATTTTAAACTCCTATACTATTTGATACTGAAAACTAGATATGGGCAAGTTAACAGTAGTTTCATTGTTTTCTTGATTGTTAATAATTTCATATATAAATGAAGATTCTAAAGTTACAGATGGTAAATCTAAAGTATCTTCTAATTTAGAAGATACAGTTAAAGGTTTACCAATGTATCCACGAGCATTTAATAATTCAGAACGACTTATTATTTCTACTTTACATTTCGCACCTTCTCCACTATTAGAAACCATCTGAGGAAGAATTTCTCCATCAATTCTTGTCATATGATTTAACCAATATTGTGTGTTCTGCCTAAACATAGGTAAGGTATCACCATAATCGGGTTCTACTATATTTGGATTAAATGTAGCACAAATAAAATACCACTCATCTAAATCATCAGTAGATATTTGTGGAAATGCTTTATGAATTTGAGGTTGAGAAGTTACATTAGTACCAAAACTTCTATGGTCAAATCTATTTATCCCTTGTGTTCCAAAGTTATTATCTCTTATACGATACATCCTATCACCACCACTCATAGTGGTATTAGTCCAATCACGAACCACTAATCTAATGTATCTGTAATTCTTTCCTTCATATTCATTTACTTTAGTGTCTAATCTAAATCCATACGAATCACCAGATTCTTGTGAATTACTGTTTAATGGATTACCAAAGTTAAAAAGAGTTCCTTCTGATGTTTTACTAAGAAACTTAACCCACATTGTTATTGTAAAACCATCCTCTAAAAAACTTGGCTTGCCAGTATCAGGATTTATTTTTTGAAATTCTAACTCATTATTATTTGGCGACCTTAATATTATTGCTTGATTTGGTTTTCTTATTCTAAGAAATCCTTCTGATATATTTTCATATTCAGGTCTAGTATCTTCTAAAGTATCAATAACATTATCTACATCACCAAGATAAGTGTTAAGTTTATTTCTCATAGACTCAAGGGTTTTACCTTGATTATTAGTGTTACCTTCTGCTTGATTATCTAGTCTAGTTATATAAGCATTTCTTTGATTTTCATAACTAATACGAGATTGTTCATCCGATTCGAAATTTGTTGCCACTTCTCCAATACCATCACCATCCACATCATCAAAAGCTGGTTTTGGTCCTATCAGTTCATTAAACTGATTAAAGAAACTATTTATTGTATCTTGACGAGTTGTTTGATTTGGAAGTAATTCAAATATATTTGTATCTAATACTTCACGAGCTTTTTCAGGATTTATTCTACTAGCTGATTTTGGTTTTGTTAATTGACTTAGATTTAATACATCTGTAAAAACATCTCCTACTTTATTAGCAATCTCTATTTGATAACCAACTGTTCCATGTACAAAATTAATTTTATATTTAGTAACTTCTTGACCATCTGTTATTGGTCCTGGTACTGATTCCAAATAAAATAAACCTTCTAAATTAGTAATATTGTTATCAAATATGTATTGACATATTTGTTCAAATGTATCTCCTTGTAAATCTTTTCTACTTTCTAAAGTGTTTCTATCTTTTTTATAAAATACAAGTGGCTCATCTTCACCACGACCTGTTTGTTTTATTCCATCACGAATTGTTGTCTGTAAAGAAAGAAGTTCGGAATCAGAAAGTGTGTTTGATTGAAACCATAGTTTATAAAATATATCACTAACTCTTTCACGAGTTTCTTTTATATCCTCATCTCCAATTTTCTTAAAGATAATTTCATCTGGTTTTAATTCATGACTAATACCAAGAACCCCAGCATTAATCATTAGAGTTCCATCTTCGTGTCTGTGGTAAGGTCCTATATATTGCTCTTCAACATTTGATTGGAAGAAAAACCTATCGTCTGCTGTTGCTTGTAAGTTTACTTCTACAATAGGATTTACAACAGTAGATTCTACTCCTCCAGCTTCTCCTTGAGCTTCTCCTTGACTAGTGTTTCCGTAAGCCATTTTATGTCCTTAATATAAATTCAAAGTCGTTGTCGTATATTATTTCCTGACCATCATCATGGTTGACCTTTATCAGAATCTTGTAAGCACGATTAGGTTCAAAGGCATTTAGGTCTTGTTTAAAATAATTAGAAGTAGTGTCACAACTCATTGTTGTATAGGCACTAAATGGAATAACAGACTCATTTGTTGCCATATCTATGATAGAGTAAGCACCTTTACCATGTGGTATAAAACTACCACTCACAGTTTGAACTGATGTAGAAAATGATTTTTGTATGTATCTTTTTCTAGCACCAAATCTAAACTTAACAGTTTCATTTTCTTTATACGCTTCTCGTAAGTGTATAGGGTATAGGTAGTTCTCACTATTACCAGAAACATCTAAGGTTATCAAGCTACCAGTATTAGAACCTGTTGCTGGTAAATGGTCATCCCATTTTAATTCTATCTTAGGAGAATATATAGTATTGGTTTGTCTTGAGAAAAATTTAATATCTTCAAAACTACCAGTAGATTGTTCTCTACTTCCAGATAATCTTATCAGTAAACCATAATTGGTATTTGTTCCATCAAACCATTTATTAGCAACAGATGTAATATCCATATTTATATCAGGAGATTCCGATGAAAAGGATTGTGTCACTTCATCACTACCACTAAGATAAGTACCACCGGCATCTGTCCAACTTATTTGAGAAGCACCTTCTCTGTTTTTTCTATACAACCAACTACAACCATCTGTTGTATGTGGTACATCTATTTCTTTACCAACACCTTCATCCCATGATTCACTTAATGGATAAGCAGCTACTTTGTATTCTTCAGTTAATCCACTTGTACCTTCTGTTTCATATAGTCTTAAGTTTACTTTGTAATCACTAGGTAAAACAGATGAACTAATATAGTTTTCTATTTCATTAGTATCAAATTGAAGTAATACACGAGTTGGATGAGAAAATGTTCTATCAAAGAATACTTTTTTTAATTCAAGAATCTCATCTTGTCCAGTATTTTTATCTTTAAAGTCTTCGCCTGTAGTTTGATTTGAACCACTATTGATAAAGGTATCTTTGGTTGTAAAAAAATATCTATGCATTATATTACCTTCCCATAAATGTCTTGGTTTGGATTTCGTAATTCAAATACAGAAGAAGAAACTGATGGTCTATATATACCATCTCGTAGGGCATTGTCAAAGTTATATTTAAATCCATAGTTACTATCAGTTCCTATAACTTCACCATCCCCCTTATAATAGTATAACTTTCTACCACTAGCATATTCATTATTTCCATCTTGAAATAGTTTTAATTCCTTAATACCGATTACACCATCTAATCCTAAAATATTATATTGTAAATCGTTCATATTAATTGCTTGTCCAAACTGCATCTTTTCTATTTTAAAGAAATCTTTTATTACTTGAATTACATTTAATTTAACTTCAGTAGGATTTGACCTTCTATCATAATTAACAACAAAACGAACTCCAAAGTTAACTACATAACCAGAAAACAATGTGTCATTAAGAGTAAATCCAAATCCAACTTGGTCATTTATCATTCTATAATGATTAATATAAGTTCCTATATTTTGTAAAACAAGTTGTGGTGTTTGTACAAGTTGTTTGTTTTGATTATAAGAAAGGGTGTGAACTAAAAGAGCACCACCATCTAATCTCTCTACAATACATTTAGCAATACTACCAAATTTTTGTGGAAGAGATAATATTCTTGATTGATAATCTTCCTTAGTAACACATCTCATTTGAGAAGCAAAAAACGAACTAGCATTATTTCTTATTTCTTCAACAGTCTGTCCATCTGTTCCACCAGAACTTGCATCTTCATTAGTTACAGTTATAGTTACACCTGCTGGAGGATTATTTATAGCTGTCAATTCACCAGCCTGAATATTTGATTCAGAACCACCACCGACTCTGTAAGTAAAAGTTAATATAGTGTTTGATGGAGTTTCACCTAAGTTTGGATTATTACCTGTAACCACTCCTATAGCACTTGGTACATCAGCTAGGTTAGTTCCATTAATTGTTACACCAGCTTGTTCAACTGGATCTACATTTGAACCTGAATTACTAAATCTAAATAATCCATTACCAAATTGAGTTTTATATGTTTGACTATCTTCATCAAATCTAGTTGTAAATTTTTTAGTAGACTTAATATATTCAGCAACATATGGAATAGGTATTGATGATGTAGTACCACTAGCATCACCTTGATCATAAGCACTTGTTCTTGTCGGGTCGTCTGTATAATGAGTTTGTTTTAGTATCTTATCTTGTGCTAAATAATCTACTTCATACCATTCTTGACCAGCGCCGTCTATGCAACTTGTTATTTCAATCACATCATCTTCACCCAAATCTAATTCTAAAAATTTAGTAGGAGATGTAATATTAAAAGTTTTAGTTTTTGTTTTACCGGATATTGCCCTTGCAAATCTAGTTAAGGTATAAGAACTGGCTTCTCCGTTACTATCAAGTATTGGGGCACTTACAATAGGATCTCCTGAACCACTTGATGTGAAATCTATTTCATCGGTTGTTTCAAAAACTATCTCAGAATCTACATTTGAAGCAATCTGTAATCCACTATCTATTGAAGATGGAGCTTCACCATATACTGGTTGACCAGTTGTACCATCGGCACTTATAGAAGTCTCTACTTTTAACTTAACAACAGATGGTGTTTTGTTTGCAGTTTTATATCCAAGAAATTCAGATAGTCTACGAACATTTCTTTTCTCTGTTGCTGTTGCCAACAGATTCTCTTTGTAGTTATAATCAATATAATATGAAAGTACATCACCCACATAACTTGATAACTCTATCAACATCATACCAGGTGATGTTTCATTAAAATCTTTATATGTATCAGGAAAATAAGATTTAGTATACTCAATTAAATCTTTTTTTATTGTACTAAAATCTTTACTTGTATATTGTACATTAGTTGGTTTTAATTTTTGTTTTTCTTTATACGCCATTAGTATGCTCCATTACTTGTCGAACTTCCAGCTCCGACACCCTCAAATGTAACTTGAACACTTTCTAAATTATTTGGTGCTCTTCTTATGTTAAAATCTATATTAATATTTACTTGATTTAAATCATCTTTACGATTTACATTAATGTTTCTTAAATCTACAAAAGGTAACCATCTACTGAATACATCTACTATATTGTTTTCTATTTGTATTGTAATATCTTCAGTTAATGGCTCAAATATAAGTGACCTTAAATCCATACCTAAGTTTGGTTGGAATACTCTTTCACCTCTGTGAGTTTGTAAAAGAAGCCTGATGTTATTCTTTATGGATTCAACAGTAGTTTTTGTTGATTTGAAATACCCATCACCACCACCAACTCTACCTAGTGGAAACTCTAATCCCACAGAGACTCTTTTATCTTGGTCTTCTACAAATCTATCTTTTCTTCTATCGAGTGTTGCCATTACGCTTCCTTAACCTTTAATAATTTTACTTTAGATTTTTTTACAGCAGGTGCCACTTTAGGATCCATTATCTTGTTAGTCGTTTGACTCATTTGAGCAATTGCTTTTACTGGAGCAGTATTGACACCAGTTTGAGCAGCTGGACTTCCAGCAGTAGCCACTTGAATTTGACCAGGTAATATATGAAGTGGTGCTTCCATTTCAGTAATATTAAGTTCTTGTGCTTGAAAAAAATCTACTATAGCTTTAGATAAATCTGTAGCTAAATCATCTACTTTCTTTTTAGATTCTTCGGTAGCATTAATAGCATCAGAACCTAAGTTCTTTTCAAATGCTTGATATATGTCGTTTTTAAGCCCCACGATTAAACTTTGCCTTTTCTTCTACTTTTTTTAATACTTGTGAATAATCTTTGTTTATAGCATTCGATAAGAAATCAGGAAGTGCTTCTGTATTATCCGTAACTGATTTTACTTCTGCTTCCTTTTCAATGTTTTGCCATTCACCACTATTAG